TTTGTTTCACTCGGTAAAGAAAAAAATTATGACTGGATGCACTTTGAAATCAGCAAATAGACTCATTTTGTCGCTTATATTGACAATACTTGCGACATCTTGCGGCGTTAATTACCATATAAATAAAGCATTTAAGAAGGGTTACCGCTGCGACGAGGTCGCGGACACAATTAAGATAACTTCGGTTGACTCAATCCCGTACGTTTTAAACGACTCAATTTACTTTGAAAGGGTACTAGTCCAAAAAGATACAATAGTGCGTTACAAGCGCTCTTATGTGCCTAAAACGAGACTACAGACACGCATTGAGTACAAATTAAAACGCGACACCCTTAAAATGATTGAAAAAGTTGAGGTCGTCAAATGGAAAACGGAGAAAAACAAAAATACTAAACCTAACATTTTACTTCTAGTTTTAGGATTTGCGGTGGGTATCTTTACTAATTACCTACTTAGACACTATAAAAGCCCTTTATGAAAATACCACGGATAAGATTAAAAGCCGATGAGCTGGCAATAATACAACAATACCGCGCAATAAAAGAACAAGCTAACGGGCTAGGTTTAAACGAAAAAGACGTAAAACACGGGTGGCTAAAGTCTAAAGATGCTAGTTTGTTCTTCAAAAATCCGTCTTTTGGTAATGAGTTCGACGTTAACAAAATCGACTTTAAGAAACTATTTGAAGACGTACCCCCGTTAGCTACTGAGCGCGTAAAGAAAGGCGACTTTAAAGGTGAGTTTGACAAGCTAGTTTTTACCGACGTACATATAGGAATGGACGCAAGCGACAAAGGCCGTTCAATGTACCCGACTGAATGGAACGAAGCGTTACTTTTTGAACGTCTTACGCAAATGGTTAACTTTACCCTAGAAAAACAAGAAAGTAATGTGCTTTACATTTCGGATCTAGGCGACTTTCTAGACGGGTTTAACGGGCAAACAACTAGGGGCGGCCATGCGTTGCCGCAAAACATGAGTAACCAAAAAGCGTTCGACGTAGGCTTTATGTTTAAGGTTCGTTTATTAGAAGCCCTTGCGCCCCACTACAAATTGATTGTATTTAGAAGCGTTTGCAACGACAACCATAGCGGCGACTTTGCGTACTTCGTGAACCAAGCTGTAAAGTCCTACATTGAAAGCCAACTAAAAAACGTAAAGGTAATTAACCAAACGTCGTTCATTGATTGGGAATTAGTCGGAAACTATTGTTTTGTTTCGACACACGGAAAAGACACCCACAATTTAAAGTTTGGTTTTAAGGCTAAAATCGACCCCGCACAAATAAACAAAATAGTCGGTTACCTACACACCCAGGACCTACTTAATAAAGGCTACGAAATCATTTTCGAAAAAGGGGATTCGCACCAATACTTATTTGATGCGTCAAGTTCGGACGTGTTTAAGTATTACAATTACCCCGCGTTTAGTCCGTCAAGCAACTGGGTAGCTACGAACTTTCAGCTTGGGCGCTCTGGTTTCATACACTTTAACTACGGGTTATTAACAAAATCAATAAACGAATACTTTTTTAAGTAAATTGCAAGACTTTTTTCTAGTTCTGTTTTGAAGCCAGCCTTTCGGGGTTGGCTTTTTTAACTTAGTACCACCTTACAATTAGCGTTGTAAGCCCTAGCCAGCCTTTCGGGGTTGGCTTTTTTGTTTAATATAACATACATAAACGGCAAAATACCGACTTTCTGCCTATTATATTACGCCTTATGTATACAAAAAGCCAAAATGTATACACGTCGGACGACTTATGTATAAAAAAAGTTTGCGTCTACAAGCCCCGTAAATACTAGGAATATAAAAAAATGTTAAAAAAAGTTGTGGAAAAGTTTGGTAGGTTGTGAATAGTATTTATATTTGCATATAATCTTTTAACAAAAACAACATGAACAAAGAACAAATTATCGAGCTTATCCGCAACAAAGAAAAAGAATTGTACGCGGACTTTAGAAGTTGCCAAGGTCAATACGGCACAGACCACAAACACACGCGCTTTGCGTTAGGCGCTTGGGGTTCGGTTTTAAACTTATTAGAAACCATCGAAACAATAGAAGAATATGAAAACAATTAAGCACTACGTAAATTGGTTTAATGAATTGAACCGAGACGAGAAAGAAACTTTAGCGGGCGGATTGGTTGCCGTGTTATGCATCTTGTTTTTAACTTGGCTAACGTCTACGAATAGCTACCCTGTTTTAGACGCCAAAACAACGGACACACAGATACACCAACAAAAGACCTACGAACTAAAGCCAAGCTTTGACAAATATGTTAACCACGTTTATAACTCTAAATACTCAAAATAATGATTGTAACAGAACTTAAAGACTTTGAAGTATACGCTCCAGGCGACACCAATTTTGTGTACTTAATGGTTACGCTTTGGGACGAAGGCGACACGGACACGAACGCCGAAATCCTAGCCGAATACGAAATCAAAATTTACGACGCTTACGCAAACTATAAAATAACTAAAAAAGAGTACAATGAAAAACTTACCATTAAACAAACGCGCGACTGCGACGACTACCTTACGACGCTTTACGAAGCCAACACTTTCGAAGACGCTTACGTTCAAGAATACAACGACGAGGGCAATTTGTGGGGCATTTCATAATTACCAAGTGAACCGCTTTTGGACGTCGTTTAATCATGACCTTTACCACCGAATTTGTGAAATCAAAATGCAAGAAATATGAAATGGAAACTAACTTATTTAGTCGGATCCAAACCCGTCGAAAGCTGGGTTTTAAATTCGCAAAGCCTAGCGTATTGGAAAAAAATGGACTTACTAGCAACAGGAAATTACGAACTTGGAAAATTTAAAGTAGAACAATTATGAACAGACTAGCACTAATAAACGAACTTATAGAAAAATACGGACTCTTAGACAAGTCCAGAAGACGCGACGTACTTTTTAAACGTTATTACCTTTACAACGAATTACGAACGTGCGGCTTTAGCCTTTCGGACATAGGGCGTTACTTTGACAAGAACCATGCTACCATTCTACACGGGTTACGCGTTCACAAAGACTTAACTAGCTATCGCGACGTTGACTACTTAGCTGAAACGTGCGCGCTTCAAGCCTACTTAGACGGCGCAGAGTTACCCGACATTTCTAAAGTGTTTAAGACGCAAAAAGACTACGATATTAAGGTCGACATACTAAAAGCGCACAATTTACAAGCTTTTAAACGTGTACAAAGACGCGTTAAAATGGGTTTTTACGAAGAAATTACAAACGACGAGCAACTTTTAGCCCAATAAAACGTTATCTTTGTATACGAGTTGGCTGGACACCATAAACTCACAGGAATTATTTACCCTCAAACCGACTTGCACGTCCAGCCGCAACGAAGTTTGGGGGTTTTTTATTACCTAAATTTGCAAAATGGCAAAAGACAAAAAATCGTTTATCCTTTACGTAGACCAAAAGGACTTATTTAATAAGCTGCCCGACGACATAGCGGGTAAATTGATTAAACACATTTACGCTTACGTTAACGACGAAGACCCAAAGGCCGAAGACTTAATTGTAGACATAGCATTTGAGCCAATTAAACAGCAATTAAAACGCGACCTTAAATTATTTGAAAGCGTAAAAACTAAACGTAGTGAGGCGGGTAAAATTGGTGCTAGCAAAAGATGGGGTGAAATGCCAAACGATGCGACCGCATGCGAAGACATGGCAAACGATGGCAAACGCATTTTGAGTATAGCAAAAATAGCTGTTAATGATAATGATAATGTAAATGATATAAATAAGAATATAGACTACCTAGCGTTGCTAGGCTTCTTAAATAAAACTTTTGGGCGTAAGTTTAAGGTAATTAACGAAAAGACGAAACGAGCATACAAAGGCAGACTTAAAGAAGGCTACACCAAAGAACAAATAATCGACGCCATTAAAAACGCAGCGGAAACGAAATACCACAAAGACACGAATTACCAATACTGCACCCCAGAATTTTTCAGTAGACCCGAAATTATCGACAAATACAGCAGCTTAACAATAGTTACCGAAAGTGATGGTATCTTAGCACACCTAAAAAACAATTAAGATGCTACTCAAACAAGGCGACGCGCTGCAATACTTACTCGACGTAAGGGACGGCAAAATAAAACAAGGGCTTGGCTTAGATTGTGGACTAGACGAACACCTTAAATTCAAACCTAAGCAACTAAACATAATTCTAGGACATGACAACGTCGGCAAAACGTACTGGATCAATTGGTATTTTCTTACCCTAGCTTTAAAGCATGACATTACCTTTTGTATTTGGTCGGGCGAAAACCAAAAGGGGCAAATACTTCGCGACATGGTTCAAATGTACCGCGGCAAACACTTTAACAAGCTGAGCCATTCCCAAATTGCTGGCGACGTTGCTTACTTAGAACAATATTTTACCTTTATTGACAACAAGAATTTGTACAAACCGCAAGAAATATTGGCGCTATTCGAGAAAAGCGGGTGCAAAGTAGGACTTATAGACCCATTTACGGGCCTGGATCGCGAAATGTCGTTTAGTGGGAATTACGAATTTATGAATACAGCCCGCCAATTTGTCAATAGTACGGGCATGACTATTTACATAAACACGCACCCGAACACAGAAAGCGGGCGAAGCGGTAATTTGTATACTGAGGGTGAACTTAAAGGGCATTTGAAAGCCCCCTTAAAGGATGGAATCGAAGGCGGAAAAGCATTTTTGAACCGCTGCGACGACATGTTAGTAATTCACCGCCTAATTAAGCACCCCGAATACAAGTTTAAGACTTGGGTAAACGTGGAGAAAGTCAAGGACATGGAAACAGGCGGCAAACATACCGAAATCGATTACCCCGTAGTTTGCGACTTTAATAGCGGGTTAGGGTTTACAATTAACGGAATCGACCCCTTACAAAAACACCGACCAAAAGACATACAAAAAACAATAACCGAAGGGCTAATATCGACAAGCCAAAAATTACGCAACTTAAACACTTTTTAAAATGGAACTGGATCTAAAGATTTTATGGGCTAAGAATACTATTTGGGTAGTCCGCGAACGAATTAAAAACGTAAGAGAAAAACTCGAAAAGGACAAACCAGACGCAAAGGACTACATTAACGGCGGTAAAGACAGCGAAGAACAATTACTAAAAACCGAGCTTGTTTTAATCGAAATGCAGAACGAAATAATAAGTTTGAACCGCGAACTTAACCAACTAGCTAGACGCAACGCTCAACTAAGGGTAGCTTACGACGAACTAAAAAACGAACTAAAATTTAAAGACATTGAACTATGAAAACTTTACAAGTAGGATCCGACTTTAGCGGGGTTGGTGCGTTTAACCAATCCTTAATTAGATTAGGCGTAAACTACGAAGAAGTCTTTGCGTGCGACATGGACAAATTCGCAAGACAAACGTTTGTACATAACTACGGCGAACCTAAATATTACCCTACGGACGTTTACGAAAGGGAAATACCTAAAGACTCGCTTGACATCTATGTAAGTTCGCCGCCTTGTCAGTCATTTAGTTTAGCTGGCAAACGAAAAGGTAAAGAAGACCTAAGGGGTATTTTGTTTTTCAATAGCCTAGAGTTTATTCAAAAGAACAACCCGCGCTTTTTTATTTTTGAAAACGTTAAGGGTTTGCTTTCGGATGACGGGGGCAATACGTTCCAGGAATGGGTCAACTATTTAGGCGGTAAATCAGTTAACGGCGTGCCTGTTTTATTCCCTTACGATGGATCCGTTAATTACCATTTGTATTGGCAAGTTCTTAACGCAAAAAAGCATGGGATTCCACAGAACCGCGAACGAGTATTTTTAGTTGGTATTCGTGACGACGTAGACAATAAGTTTCAATTTCCCAAAGAAGAACATTTGAGCAAACGACTTAAAGACGTGCTAGAAAAAAACGTCGACGACAAGTATTTTGTTACAGAAGAAAAGATAAAATATTTACTTAGAACCGAAGGCACAACATTCGACGTCAATTCGAAAATATTAGAAAACGACTTACCAAATGAATCCAGGACTATTCAGTCTGGTTATTACAAAAGCGGTCGCGATTGCCAATTTGTAAAAGTTAAGTCAGCAACTCAAAAAGGCTACGAAGAAGCTACTTTAGGCGACTCAATTAATTTTAGTGTGTTAAAAAGCGAAACAAGACGCGGGCGCGTAGGTAAAGGCGTGGCGCAAACGTTAGACACTTATTGCAACCAAGCAACAATGCAAAACAAAGGAATAAGAAGACTAACGCCGCGCGAATGTTTTAGACTTATGGACTTTCCCGACTCATTCACTTGGCCTGTGTCCGACTCGCAAGCTTACAAACAAGCTGGTAATTCAATAGTCGTGAACGTATTGTATAAAATTTTAAAACAATTGCCGTTATGAGATGCAAGAATTGTAAAGAAAAGTTTGAACCTATACGCTTTAACCATAAATTTTGTTTAAAAGACGAATGTATAAAAGCCTTTGTAGAAGAAGCTAAAGCGGCTCAATGGAAAAAGACTAAGGTAAAACTAAAGAACGACCTTAAAACTACGACAGATTGGCTAAAAGAAGCGCAAAAGGTCGTTAATACTTTTATTCGTCTTCGCGATCGCGGTAAGCCTTGCGTAAGTTGCGGCGGTTCTTTGGGGGAAAAGTACGACGCTGGGCATTATTTCAGCATGGGCGGACATAAAGCCGTTACATTCAATGAAGACAACGTGCATGCTCAATGCGTAACGTGCAACCGATACAAACACGGGAACTTATTAGAATACCAAATAGGCATAGAAAAACGAATAGGTCCACAACGTCTACTAGAGTTGCACGAAAAAGCCCACGACGTGCGCAAGTACACCGCCGACGAACTAAAAGAAATTATAAAAAAATATAAAAAAAAGATTGCAGAATTAAAATAAGCTCTATATTTGCATATAATAACTAAACAAAACAAAGAACATGAAAAATTTATTTAAAGCGTTGGCAGCATTCCAACAAGAAGTACCTGTAATTCACAAAGGAACGCAAGGGTTCGGCTATTCTTACGCCGACTTACCCGCAATTTTTGACAAGATTAACCCGCTACTAAAGAAACACGGGCTAGGCTTTACGCAAATGCTCGACACTAAAGAAGGTATCGACTACATTGTAACGCTTATTTTCCACGTAGAAAGCGGAGAGAACCTAGAAAGTAAAGTAGCAATACCACACGTAACGCTTAAAGGAATGAACGACTACCAAAGCTTCGGGTCTGGGGTTACGTATTACCGCCGTTATGCCCTTAGTTCGTCTTTAGGACTTGTTACCGACAAAGACACGGACGCAAGCGGCGAACAAGTAAAGAAATTACCCGCCATTGACAACAAACGCTTTCAAGACGCGTGCAAAGCAATTGTAGACGGCAAAGTAACCAAAGAAAAGATTACGTCTAGCTTTACTTTAACTGATTCACAAACGGAAATGTTGAACGCTATATGAACACTTTTAAAGTTAGATGCTCGTCGATTGGTAAAATCATGACTTCACCGCGTTCAAAAAACGAACTACTAAGCCAAACGGCTAAAACCTACGTCGAAGAACAAGTATTGCTAGCAAAATACGGCATTCGTAAAACCTTTAGCTCACGTTACACGGACAAGGGCAACCTAGTCGAAGACGAAAGCATAAGAATTGCAAGCGAAGCCCTAGAACTAGGGTTCTTAATCAAAAACGACGAACACTTTAGTAACGAATGGCTAACAGGAACGCCCGACGTAAACACGGACACCATTCTACTAGACGTAAAAAGTTCTTGGGACGCTACGACTTTTCCGTTCTTTGCTACTGAAATACCGAATAAGGACTATTGGTATCAATTGCAAGGTTACATGTGGTTAACGGGTAAACAAAAAAGCTTACTAGTCTACTGCCTAGTCAACACACCCGAAGACATGGTGCAAGACGAAATACGCCGCGCACACTGGAACGCTAAGCTTTTAGAAGAAGACCCAGAACTAATTGAACAAGTAACAAAGCGTCACAACTTCGACCATATACCCGACAACCGCCGCGTGAAGTTCTTTGAGGTACAAAAAGACGAACAAATTATAGAACAAATTAAAGAACGCGTCGAACTTTGCCGCGAGTATTACGAAACCCTTTATAATTTCTTATGACACCAAAAGAAAAAGCACTAGAATTATTCGAAACGTATTTAACAGAATTAGTAAAGTACGACTTCGATACAAATGACCAATACAAACAGCCTTATAATGAAATAGCTAAAAAATGCGCATTAATTACAATTGAATTTTCAAAGGAATTTATTACGGGTGATTTATCGGAAGCATTTGATAAGTTTTTATACATTCAAGAAATTAAAGAAGAAATCGAAAAGCTATGAACCAGCAAATAGAAGACCAAATAGTTTTACGCGTTTTAAGCCGCTTCAGTGAACGTTCGCAAGTCGGAATAAAGAAGTATAACACTACGCTAGAAAGAAGCGACCTAAGCACCTTAGAATGGCTCACACACGCACAAGAAGAAGCTATGGACTTTGTACTTTACTTAGAACGACTAAAAGACGAATACAAAGCAAAGCAAAAAGCCGCTTTAATTGAGTTGACCAATATGGAAAAGGATAAGGGGTAAAAATTGCCACATATGTAAACACGAAATGTAAAACAACAAGAACAATGAAAGCAACACTACACTTTGACCACGACGAAAGGGACGAGCTAGAAGACGCGATTAATGCGTGGAAATGGAAAGACGTGGTTTCTCATCTGGATCAAGAACTTAGAAGCATTGTAAAACACGGATATATGGGAAACCGAGAAGCCACCGAACAAGAAATAGAAGCCGCCGACAAGTTAAGGTCTAAGCTTCGTGAATTAGTAAACGACAACAATTTAAATTTATAAAACAAAACAGAATGAAAAGAACCAACCTAGAAGCTTATAAACAGCTTTTAACAGAAATGAACGAAAAGGCGACGTTTCGCTTTGACGAATTAAGCCGCACGCCTTGGGACGTTTTCAACGTGCTACAAAAGAACGGCTACATTAAAAAAGTAGACCGCGCCATTTACACGTGGTCAGCTAAGAAACCAACCCGCGCAACTGCCAAACGTGTGGCAATGCTTACGACTGAATACCGCAAGTCCTGGGCATCTAATCAAAAGGACAAAAAGGACGCAAAGGACATACAAACAAAGCTAATCTTTAAAACTCCTAAACCTAAACCAATGGACAAACGAGAAAGCCGCGAACAATTGGCAGCAATTAGCACAATGATATTGATAACGGCGCTTTGTATTGCTATGGTCATTGCATTTATTAGTAACTTTTAAAACAAACATAATGGATAACAAACCAAACACGGGCGCGATCTTTAAGAACGACAACAAGAAAGCGGAGAACCACCCAGACTACCGAGGTAAAGTAAACGTAAACGGCAAAGAAATGGAAATAGCCCTTTGGGTTAAACAAGGCAAAAGCGGCAGTTACTTCTCGGCTTCATTTAGTGAGCCATACGTAAAGACGGAAACGCCTACAATTTCACCCGTAGTGGCAAACGACGACTTACCTTTTTAACTTATGATTATGTTTATTCAAGACGAAGCGCTTAGGCGTGGGCTTAAAGACCTATTGAAAACACGAAACCGCAACCAAATTGTAACAGAAATAAAAGAAAAGACGGGT